TGCTGCGCGAACTGCGTCGCATTCCAAGGGTCGAATGCAACTTCGCGGATATCCAGATTGGCCTCCTCCCGTAACTGGTTCAGGCGCTCCCGCACCGCCGCGTAATCGATCACGTTGCCGGGCGTGGTTCTCAAATAGCCTTGTTGCTGCCACACCCGGTATTTGGCAGTTTCCTGGTTGGGCCGGTTGCCCAGATTCTCTTCAGGCACCCAGAAGGTGGGGAGCAAATGAAAACACCCGTTGCCTTGTAGGAAGACCAGCACCAAGGCCGTGATGTCCAGCTTGGTGCTCAGATCCAAGCCGGCGTAGCAAGGCAGATGGCTTAGCTCATAGATATCCACCGGCCCGTTGCAGCGATCCCAGTCAGCCATGTCGATGAAGCGGGTCTCCTGCTTCGTCCACTGGCTCAGCACGAACCGCCGGAAGCTGTTCTGCTCGGCGGGACGGCGCTGCGCCTTCTCGAACTCCTCGCGCACGCTGCGCGGGTCCAGGAAATCTCCGTAGGCCGGATTGCACAGCCGCCAGATTTCTTCATCGTCCCAGGGATCGTTATCCTCGGCGCCGTAAATCACCGGGTAGAAGCTCTCCGGGCACGGCGTAATGCCGCGCAGGATTTGGTCGGCTTCGTCGTAGAGCATCTCGGCCACCGGCGACTCTCCCGGAACGCCCGCATTGGAGATGGCGAACACCAAGGGCTGCGTGCGTGCCGCGCCGGAGCCGTAAGTCAACACTTCCCACAGCCGGAAGTCGCGCTGCGCATGGACCTCATCGAAAATCACGCCGTGTGAGTTGTAGCCGTGTTTACCGGCCACCTCGGCCGAGATGGCCTCGTAGAAGGATTCCCAGTCCGGCACGACGATGCGTTTGGTGCTCTCGTTGACCTTCCCGCTGGCGCACATCCGCAACAGTCTCGGATTCTGCTTCACCATGGAGGCCGCCGTCTGGTACACAATGCCGGCTTGCCGGCGCTCGGCGGCTGCGCCGTAGATTTCGCCGCCGCGTTCGTCGTCGGCGAACAGGAGCTTCAGGGCCACCCCAGCCGCCATGCTCGATTTGCCGGACTTCTTGCCCATCTGCATATAGACCTGGCGGATGACGCGATTTCCGTGCTCATCCACGCGCCCGAAGATTTCACGGATGTCTAGCTCCTGCCAGGGCCGCAGATTGAAGGGCTGGCCATAGAAGCGCCCCTTGGTGTGGCGGAGATGTTCGTTGAAGAAACGTACGGCGCGCTCGGCTTTGCGCTCATCGTACCGGCAATCGGCGGGGCGCTCCAGGCGAACCTTGCGTCGAGCCATGGCGGGGCATCACTGCCAATGTCCGTTCAGCACGTCATCCGGATCGGATGCCGGCTGGCTTCCCATCTGCAAACGAGAGCGGGCTGCGGGCGTAAGACCGAACTCGCGGCAGAGGATGTTTATCCGGTCTGAACACTCATGGATGATCTTCAGAAATGGCGTGACACGGATGGGCTGGCCCTTCCGGCCGTAGATCAAACTGGTCTTGTTCAGCATGACCTGCGCTTGCGCCATCGTGCTGACTGCCTGGCACAAGTTCCCCAGCGCAATGCCGTCGGCCTCGGTGAGCACTCCCATGCGCTTAAGAATGGGAACCAACCGTTTCCACTCTTTCTTGGCGGCTTCGTCAAGATGATCCGGGCACTTGGGTGCGCGGGCGCGTGGCTGCGGCTCCCGGCGATTGAGCGGACGCTTGGAGGGGTTGCCTTCCAACACGCGCAAAGCGGTGGGAGTCGGAGCCGGTCCACGCATTCCCATTAGGCGGCCTCCTCCAGCGCGGGCCGCGCCAAGCCCCGCCCATCATCGACTGCCATTCGCCCTCGTCGATTCTGTGCAGAATTGCCTTGCCTTTCAAGCGGTTCAGAGGGATGGATGTGATGACCGCGAACAGCGCGGAACAAAGGAGACTCACAATGACGTTCACTATCGATACCGACAACAACATCACGGCGCACGGCACCCCCGAGGAGGCCGCCGCCGCAACCGCAACGCCCTTCGACAGCTTCAGCAGCCAGAAGGAACTGGCAGAACTGGCCAAGGCTTGGCCGGCGGAGCGACTGGTAGCCGTCTGGAATAGCCTGCCGGGCGTGACGGCCGTGGAGAGCTTCAAGAGCAGCAAGGCTGGCGTCGGCCGCATCTGGGAGCGCATCCGGGGGCTGGGCGACGCCGCGAAGCCCGAGGCGGCTCCCGCGAAGGCGGCGCCCGCCAAGCCGAAGGGCAAAAAGAGCGCCAAGGGCGGCGCACAGTCCGCCAAGGGCACACCGGCCAAGAGTAAGGCGAGCAAGAAGGCCACCGCCGCCAAGGGCGCACCCAAGGGCAAAAAGGCCGCGAAGGCGAAGGCTGCGCGGAAGTCCGGCGAGTCCGGCGAGCCGAAGACTGCCCGCGCCGGGAGCAAGAGCGAGGAAGTCATCGCAATGCTGAAGCGCAAGGGTGGGGCGACCATGGCCGAGATCATGGCGCATACCGGCTGGCAGAAACACACAACTCGCGGCTGGGTTTCCGGCTTCCTTGGCAAGAAGATGGGCATCGCGGTCGAGTCCTTCAAATCCGATAAGGGCGAGCGGACCTACCGCATCAACAAGTAGCATCGACGTAACCTTCCTTCCCAGCCCGCCCGGCACTGCCGTGGCGGGCTTTTCTTGCTTCTGCGCCCGCCCCACGCGATATGACGCGGCGAGCATAGATTCTATGTGCGGATTCCACAAGTTGTCCTGCATACCCGACGTTGCACTGTACGCCCCCCGAACGAACACCGGCCAAAAGGGACGCTGACGGGGGCCAAGCCTCGCGGCAGACGCGACGCCGCCAAGTACGTCCTCAACAAGTCACCTGCGCTCCTTGTTCCCGCAACGGGTCAGTCACAGCACGTCCGAACCGCACGTGACGCGAAACGACTTCACAAAACCGGCCTCTCCGTCATAGGTCCGCACTTGCCCGGACGTTGCTGGCCCCGCCGCCGTCTTTTGGCGGGCTTTCTGCTTCCGGCCCACAAGCCAAGCCGTCGCCTCGTGGGCGAACGTGGGCCGACCCTGGCGCAACAGTGGCCAAACCTCGGCTGGCTCGCAGTAGCCGCAGCTCCGCCGACCAATCGGCCAGTGCACGGCACAGCCCTTGCAAATCGGGATGCCCGGCCCGGATCTGAGCTTCGACAGCCGCAATCTCGGCTTGGCAGCGAGCGATTCACTTAGGCTCCTGGTGACGCTCCTCGGCGATGTCGTCAAACGTGCGGCCGTCGCCGTCCAGCGTCGCCTTCCCGCCCGTCAGGCCTTGCCACCGCTTCCCCACCACGTCCACGTACTTCGGATCAAGCTCTATGCCCCAGCAGACGCGCTCGGTGATTTCGGCTGCGAGGAAGGGTTCGTAGCAAGCCTCCCCACGCTTTGTGTGGTTCAGCAGCGGGCGCCGCATCAAATCTACTGGTTTCTGAGTTGGATGGTCGAACTTCTCTTCGTCGGAACCGCCCATTATGAACTTGGGCGATGGCGAATCCCAGACGGTTGCATTCTCGCCCGCTTTGCCGAACCAAGGCGCGTTCTTCTTGCGCACGTACCAGCACGGCTCGTGTTGATACCAGTAGTGCGTGCGCGTGAGCACCGTCCGGCCTTTGTTCCAGATGATCTGCTGCGGGTATAGAAAACCGATCCGCTCCAGCCCGTTAAGTACCTCGCGCGTAAAAACGCTCGCGTGCCACACGTAAGCTATCTGGAGGCTCGGCACCAGCTCGAACGCTTCTGACCAATCTGCGCGGGTGTCCCCGGAGATGGTCGTCTCCGTGTGGCCCTCAGTGCGATGCTTCATGTAGCTGGCTTCCGCAGGGCCGCAGCCGTTGAGACCGGCGCGGTCGCGCCACTCACTGTCCAAGGCAATAAGGTAGGGAGGGTCCGTAATCATCAGGAACGGTTTGCGGTCGCCCAGCAATCGCGCCACCGCCTCCGGGCTGGTCGCATCCGCGCAAAGCACGCGATGTTGGTTGCGGCGATTGCCGCACAGCCACAGATCACCCAGCCTTGACACTGGATTCTCGGGCAACGGCGGCGCGACATCGGCCTGCTCGTCGTTGTCAGGGCGCGTCAGGAGGTCCTCAAGTTCTCTGGGATCGAAACCGGTCAGTTCGAGATTGAAATCGGCCGCGGCCAGTTCCTGGAGTTCGAGGGATAACAGCTCTTCGTCCCACTCAGCCCAGGCCACCGACCGGTTGACCATCAGCCGGAACGCCTTCACCTGTGCTTCGGTCCACTCGTCGCAGAGGATCACGGGGATGCCGGTTATGTCGCCGCCCGGCCATGATCCCAACTTGCGCGCCGCCTTGATTCTGAGGTGGCCATCCACCACGGTTCCGTCGCTGCGGGCGAGCACCGGAATTTTGAATCCGAACTCGCGGATCGATGCGCACATCCGATCAACGGCGGCATCGTTCTTGCGCGGGTTCCGGGCGTAGAAAACGAAGCGGTCGATGTGCCAGATTTGGATTTGCAGGATAGAAGAGTCGCTCATCCGCGCCCTCCCCCTACGACGGGATTCTCGGCCTGTGGTGTGGACTGATGGAGTGGGCGGAACTCGATGCGCTGCGCCATGGTCTGCGAAAGCATTTCTCACCTTCCCTAATTGGGTTGGAGGAATCTTCCGCAAGTTGCGCCTTAGGCGCCGGCCAAGCGAACAGCCTCTACCCTCTATGATAATCCGTTCGCCTGTCGATGTACAGAGTGGGCACCGGGACAGAGCCGGGACAGAATCGGTTCCCTGTGTTTCAGCAAGATGAGCCGCTCAGGGAACGCCGCTCTGCGGGCACCCGGCACGAGTCATAAGGTGAGCGAAGAGGCGCCGGGGAAGGCCATCTCGAATTTCGATCTTAGCGATTTTTCCATCTTTGATCTGATCGAGTTGGTGGGTCAAACGGCGGACTTCGGACGGAAGTCGAAAATCGGGTAATGCACCTTCCGTCCGCACAGCTTCTTCGATATCGAGCCTGACCTCCGAAAGGATGGTCGGGCCCGGGTCCCAGACGGGCTCTGCATTTCTCACCAGCAGCTCCAGGATCTGGCCGAAATTCACCTCCTGACAAAGACGTACCAGCGCCTGGCGCGCCGGTGAGAGTTGCGAGTATCGTTGGGGATTGGTTGTCATCTGGTTCCTCGCATCGATTTACCGATTAGGGTTGCTCTGCGGGCACTTCGCTCGGCTGCGCGCCAGTCTGGTAGGGACGTGCAGCCGCGCCGTGTCCGCGCCGGATCTCGAACACTTTCCGGAGAATCGCGTTTTGAGACGATTCGACCGGTCCAACCGGTCCAGCCTGGCAGTCTCGAATCGCCTGAGGTACTGTGCACGCGCCGTCAACCAGGTGCGGCGGGAAACTTTCGGCAGTATGGGCTGTGGCGCTTGCCTGGGTGGTTGGCGGTCACTTCCGGGACGCCCGCCCGGCGGGGACGCCCAAAAGTGGGGGAGTAGGGGAGTTGGGGGAGTGCTTTGCATACCTCCACACACACACACAACACTTCACTTCATTTCTTTTGAGGGGGGAGAAAGACTCCCCCAACTCCCCCACTCCCCTCGACCCGAACGGGTTTGGCTTCGCGGTCATCAGTTGTTCGGGCCGTCCTTGGCGGGTGCTAGGCGCCAAAGATTTGAACCCGCCCGCATGCCTGCCTCGACGATTACAACATCGCCGAACACGCGATCCCGGTTGTCGTGAAGCATCTTACCCAAGATTATCTTCCGCGAGGTCTCGCTGCCTCCCCCCAGGTCGATTTCAGCGCACTGCGGAAACAATTCCTTCGCACCGACTGACTGGAATTGAAACTTATCCTGCCACAAGGGAATGACCGGAGCCAGGTTCGATTCGCCGTCCTCAAGCTTGGCCTGCTGTTGAGCGATGTCGAGGAAGCCCGGCACGCCCGCCACATCCAGAATGCCGCCGATGATTTCCGAGTGGCTTTCATACATCCCTAGTTTCTTTGTGCCCTTCGGACGGCCGGCGGCCAACCACGCGCTGACCAGGGTCAACACCGCCCAAACGAGCAGCTCATGATTCTGTGCAACTACCTCGCGCAGGTTCGGATACGCGAAATCGGTTCGGAGGTGTGGTTGCTCCATTCGCGCGTCCATGCGGATTGGGATGGTACGTCGCGCCATCTCGCTCGACAGGGATGGGTTGTTTGCCGTGCCCAGCCATAGACATCGGATAGGGGCCGCCGCAGTCGCCGACCGCTGAACCACTCGATCCTCGAAAAGGTCCGCAGTCAGTGCCGCAGCCAGAGCCGGGCTATCCAGGTGTTGTCGTAGGTTGTCCAGCAGAATAGCGGCGGGACCGCCGAGAAGTTTCGAGTGTATCTTCCGGCTGAATTCGTCCTCACCCTTGGCCTCGGTCATGGCGGCTATCGGATAGCCGAGGCAGATATCGCAAATGACTTGGGCCAATAGAGTAGCCCCGGTGCCGGCCTTGGGCTTCTCGATCAGATGGAGCGGCGTCGGGCCAATGATCATCGGCCGGACAAACGGAACCAGCAATGCCGCAAGAGCATGGGCCTTGCCGTAGTTGACAAAAGGAAAATCGTCCAGGATCTCTTCGATCAGTGCGAGCGCCTCGCCAACTTCGTCTCTGCCTGGGTTGACCGAAACCGGCGGGAGGCGATCTAAACGATCACCCGGCAGGTAGACGCGGCGAGTCGCAGGGTTGTAACCGGGCTCAAGCTGTAGCGTTCCGTCCGGTGCAAAGACTGGGACGGAAACGATGCCCTCCACAATCGGCAGGTCGATGTTCGGCGACGCGAGGAGATCACGCACGACTTCCAGAGGAGGATTTGTAGGCACCTGTTCGCCATTCCTGTTGTAGCGATGCCAGGAGAATCTCCACGCCAGAACGTGACGCATCCGATCCTGCGTGATCGACCGGAAAGTGGGTCTGCGGTCATCATCCAACTCGATCCATACCGGCGCGCCACCGTAACGGAACAACACGGGATCGGCGGCATTGGCGGATATGAGCGGCGGGAGGATTTGGTCAACGATTTGTTTCATGGCCCTTTGGGTAACACTAACTGCTTGGAGCGGGCCGCCTTGCAAGAAGTCATTTATGTTTTTCACTTGTTTGCCTCATTTCTGAGCTCTGCGCTCCAATCGAAGAGCGCCTTGCACTGGGCCGCTGCTGGGTTTATTCTGTTGGCGCCGGACGGGATTCTTGGTTGGCGCCCTTTGGCTTGGGACGCACGAGGGCTTACAATAGTCATGAGCGTTATTTCCTTTCGGATTTGGATGAGGCTCGGGCTGGACTCCCGAGCCTTTTCCGTTTGAGGCCACTGAGCAACCCGACGGTATACCCGGCAGGCTTGTACCTGAATCCGGCGCATTCGACGACCTGAGAAGTGCGCTGAAGGCCCGGCTCAAGGGGCTGCCGCGTGGGTTGTGATAGTCTGAGCCTTACCTCACTTTTGGTTAGGTAAGGCTCGAAA